CCAAGATGCAAGTATCTTTTGGACCCAATGGTGGCTATAAAGCGGATTCGCCAACTTGGTCAGCCGACATGATTTATCTAGGAGCAGGAAGAGACTCTGGAGAGAAGGACCCTACGGTGCAAGCCTTAGGATTTGGTTCCCAGATTTACGGTGCTCGCGCCGACCTGATTATCCTTGATGATGTGGTGATGAACGCAAATGCCCATGAGTGGGAGAAGCAAATTGAATGGCTTCAAAAAGAAGTTATCACCCGCCTAGGGCGGCACGGCAAACTGCTTATAGTAGGAACCCGTGTCGCACCTATAGATTTATATAAAATGATTAGAGACCCTGACCAATGGACTGGCGGGAAAACTCCTTTCACATATATGGCTATGCCATCAGTTTTAGAATTTGATGAAGACCCAAGAAACTGGAAAACACTTTGGCCTTGGACAGACAGGGCAGAAGGAGAACAGGACGAACCTAATGAGCAAGGACTATACCCCAAGTGGGATGGACCCTCGCTTTTTACAAGGCGGTCTGAAGTTGCTCCGAGTGTCTGGGCTATGGTCTACCAGCAAGAAGATGTCCAATCCGATTCCATATTCTCGCCAACAATTGTCGCAGGATGTGTTAACGGTATGCGAAAGCGTGGACCACTTAAAAAAGACGCGGCAGGCCACCCCAAGAACGTAGAGTCAACTTATACTATTATTGGATTCGACCCAGCCGTAACTGGACGTTCTGCTTTTGTAGCAGTATCCTATAATCGTTCCGATGGAAAAATTTATGTATTAGACTGTGTTAACATGGTCGACCCTACTCCTCAAAAAGAGAATGCTCTTATCAAGGAATGGGTAGAACGATTTAAGCCTCAAGAGTTTCGGGTTGAAATTAACGCCCACCAGAAGTACTATGCTATGGATACAGAGTTACGCAACTACCTAGCATCTTATGGATGCCAATTGAATTCACACTTTACTGGCAAGAACAAATGGGATGTTGGATTTGGTGTAGCCTCTATGGCAGGACTATTTGGTTCTGTTAGAGATGGTAGATTCCAAGATAATAACCTAATAGAATTTCCAAGCAATGAAGGTTCTGAAGGACTAAAGTCTTTAGTACAGCAACTTATTATTTGGAAGCCTGATACTAAAAACCCAACCGACTGTGTAATGGCATTATGGTTTGCTGTTATCCGTTGTAGAGAACTTATGCAGACATCAAGTAGAGTTGGACAGTACCAGACAAACAGATGGGCCACTAGAGCACAGATGGCTGGTAGAGGTTCACTTAATTTAGACGAAGCCTTTGCAGAGCAATGGCAAGAAACTTACAGTTAGGATACAGATGGCATTACCAATAGCAGCAATTGTTGCATCAGTTAGGGCTGCAAGATTAGCCCAAACAGCGGCCAGGACTACTGGTAGTATTAAGGGTGCTTCTACTGTAAATAAAGTTTACAAAGAAGGTTCAGCCTCTCCAATTACTCCATCTATTGCTGAGTCTAAAGCATTAATAGAGAAAACATTTAACATTCCAGCAAAAGGAACTCCGCAAAGAGCAGCCTACGATGCAAGCCTACAACGCAAGGCCGAAACTGCTTTAAATAAAAATAGAATTAAAAGGGGTAACTAGTGGCATTAACAATTGAACAGATATCAGCGCGAGTTCAATCGCTGCGTTATCGTAATAGCGAGAGAGATGCTCGCAATCTAGACGTTCTTGCTGTCCGTAAAGGCAAAATATCTGAAGTCTATCCTGACTTCTTTCCAGATGGTGTAGATGCAAATGTCGTTGCAAATTTTATTGATGTCGTTGCCAGAGACCTTTCAGAGGTTATGGCTCCTCTCCCAGCAGTCAATTGCTCAGCGGCTAATGCGGTTAATGACCGTGCTCGTAATTTTGCCGATAAGCGTACTCGTATTGCTAGTAATTATTTTTCGCATTCTGACCTATCGGTCCAGATGTACTCAGGAGCAGACTGGTATATAACCTACGGCTTTGTTCCATTTATCATAGAGTTAGATGAGGATGCAAATCTTCCTCGTATCCGTATTGAAAATCCAATTGGAGCATATCCAGAGTTTGATAGATATGGCCGTTGCGTAGCATTTGCTAAAAGATACACTTTAACATTAGGTGAGTTAGTAAGCCAGTTCCCAGAGTTTGATAACATACTTCTCGGTGGATTAGGTTATAAGCAAGACCTAAATGGTCAAATTGAAATGATTCGTTATTACGATAAAGACCAATCAGTTGTTTATATCCCTTCAAAGGATAATTTAGTATTATCACAAGCCAAGAATCCTCTTGGTAAAATGATGGTAGTTGTAGCACGTAAGCCATCTATCGATAGCGAACTACGTGGACAATTTGACGACGTACTTGGAATTCAGTTACTCCGCAACCGTTTCGCCTTACTGGCAATGGAAGCAGCGGAGAAATCAGTACAGGCACCTATTGTACTCCCACAAGATGTACAAGAACTACAGTTGGGTGGAGATGCGGTTATCCGCACCGCCAACCCAGCAGGTGTTCGTCGAGTAGAACTTACTCTACCACAAGGCGCATTTACAGAGCAAACATTACTTAACCAAGAACTTAGAGTTGGTGCTCGTTATCCAGAAGGACGTACTGGAAACATTGATGCATCTGTTGTTACTGGTCAAGGCGTACAAGCACTTATGGGTGCGTTTGATACACAAGTTAAATCAGCCCAAGCAATATTTGCAGCAACACTTCGTGATGTTATTAGTATCTGTTTTGAAGTTGATGAATTAATATATCCACAAGAAAAAACAATTCGCGGCGTAGATTCTGGTTCACCTTATGAAATTACATACAAGCCAACCAAGGATATCAAACAAGATTACTCTGCTGATGTTCGTTACGGAATGCTTGCTGGTCTTAACCCAGCCCAAGGTCTTATCTTCATGCTACAGGCTCTTGGTGGCAAGTTAATCTCTAAGGATATGGCTATGCGTGAGTTGCCATTTACTGTTAACGTAACACAAGAACTTGAAAAAATTGAAATTGAAGATATGAGAGCCGCATTACTTGGCTCATTAACTGCTTATACACAAGCAATACCACAGATGGCCACACAGGGACAAGATGCTTCTGATGTAGTTAGAAAGATTGCTGCGGTTATTAAGGCTCGCCAAAAGGGACAAGCATTAGAAGATGCTATTGAGGCTACCTTTACACCGCAACAACAAGTCCCTCCTGCTGGTGCCTCTAATCCAATGGTTGAGCAAACGTCCCCTGCTCCCTCTGGTGCCCCAGTAGGAGGCTCTCCTCAAGGTGCTCCAGGAAATGTTTTGCCACCTGAACAACCACCACAAGATGTAATGAGTTTAATTTCAAGTATTGCTGGTTCTGGACAAGGAAATGCAAGCGTAAGAACTTCACGTAGACGATAATTAAGTAGGGGACAATGACAACGATTATTGGATTAGAACATAAAGACCGTTGCTTCATAGTTGCTGATAGCCAAACAACTGATGCTGATGGCAGAATCTATACACATCCAGAAGTTAAAAAAATTTCAGAGAATGGAATGTTTCTAATTGCTGGCTCTGGCGAGACATTACCTTGTGATATAGCACAACATATTTGGGAGCCACCAACTCCTACCAGGCAAGACAGAGAAGACCTTTATCATTTTATGATTGTAAAGGCAATGCCATCTTTGCGTAAATGCATGGCAGAAAATGGTTATAATTTTGAAGAAGACAACAAAGAAAATCGCTTTCAGTTTATAATGGCTGTTGGTGGAGAAATCTTTGATGTTGACCAAGAATTATCAATAAGCAAATCTGCAGATGGAGTATACGCTGCAGGCTCTGGAGCAACCTATGCATTAGGTGCTTTGTACGCAGGAGCAGATGCTTTTGAAGCAATGGAAATAGCATCTAAACTTACAGCATTTACTGCTGGTCCGTACATATCAAAAGAACAACCTAGAAAAATTAAGTAGGAGGAATCATGGTAAGTGGAGGACCTAACGGAGGACCACAATATAATCCAGCAAACGTAAATGGATTAGGTGGGAACGGTCAATCAGGGGACTATACTGGATTTGCTTACGGCCAAAACCAAATGTTAAATCAATCAAAAGTTGAAGGAAATCAAGCAGTAGCATCTATTAAAAGTAATGCTCCAGCAGGTATAACACCAGAACCACTTCCTCAGGTAACTCCATTAACTGCTGATACTATGAATCCAAATCAAAGTGTTTTAGATGGCGCACCAATAGGTGATGGAGCAATGTCTATTCCTGGACTTCCAAAGAATCCATCTAATGACCCTGATATAGAAATGATTCGTGAATATTATCCAATTCTAAATTGGTGGGCAAGTCAACCAGGTGCAGCACAAGGTACTAAAGATTATGTAAGGTACCTAGGAACAATTATTTAATGGCACTTTGGGATACGCTAGGGCGATTTCAAGATTACTTTAAGAAGTCGAACAACCCCACACTTACTGACCCATTCAATTCTGATGGCAGAATTAAATTTGGAACATCATTTGACATTGCTAGAAACTTGCCAGAAAGTCCAGCAAAATTTACTTCAAGTGTAAATCAGGCTAAAAATAAATTAGCCCAAATGAATATTGAGGCAGAATCAAAACCTTTTTATCCTAATGATGCAGCAGAACGTGCTCGTATTACAGCAATCAATGCCGCTGGAATGACCTTGGGTAAACCTGCTGGAATAGCCGCAGGTGCTGCTATTGGCTCAGTTATACCAGGTGTAGGTTCAGCAATTGGTGCTGGTGTTGGAGCAACTGCATATGGTGTAGCAGAACTTGATAAAGTTACTGACGGTAAAGTTAGTGGCGCATTAATGTCTGGAACAAAAGGCGTGCGTTCTAATTATGCTTTTATTCGTGATATTGAAAAGAAAAACACTGGCATGGGACTTCTTGCTGGTATGTCAATTTTAGGTGGCGCTGCAGCAGGTGCTACTGCTGGTTTTGCAGTAGGTGGCATAGGAGCAATTCCTGGCGCAGCCATTGGTGCCATTGGCGCAGCACTTGGCGGTTATGGCGCTGGTAAAGCAGGACGAGTTGCAGCAGAGGCTGGCTTGTTTGATTCTATAGATAAAGATATTAAAAAATCTGCTAAATTTGCTCAAGCCGTAGAAGGTCAAGAAACATATAATTTTGGAAATGATACTGTTCGTGTAGCATCACATATTACTGGAATAAAAGCACTAGGTGATACATCTAAGGGTATTGGCGCAATCAGTTCTGGATTGCTTAATTTTGGTTTTGAAGCATCAGTTGCTCCCGATATTAAAGCAGCCCAACTTACTGGCAAGGTTATTAGAACAGCCACTGTTGGTGGTATAACTGCTAAGACAGAAGGCGTGTTAGCCCAGCAAGCACAAAAAGTATTTCGTGAAGGTGAAAAAAGCGCAGAGCGTTTAGTTAAAAATGTTGAGTTATTAAAAAAGACTGCTGCTGGAGAAAAGACACCTTATACTCCAGTACTTAAATTTTATCAAGATAATGATGCTGTTACAATTCAACAACGTCCAGAATTTAGAAATAATGAATATGGCCAAGTTGGCGCTGTATTAGTTGCAGGTAAAACTCCACAAGAGAGTAGCCTTGTTCTGCGTATTGGTCAAGGCGATAAAACCGCTATTGATGAATTACAGGTAAAGCATCCAGCAACATTTGCTGAATTAATGCGTTATGAAGGCATGATTGATATTGTTGAGTCTAGCGGCTCACAAAGAGCAGCCTATGGTTTTTCTCGTAATGGAGAAACAATTGTTTTATCCAAAAACTTACCAGACAATACTAAAATTGTTGAGGCTGAACTTACAGACCTACGCAGTCAATATGCCTGGTTAGATAAGACTTTAAGACTTGACAGTGCCCTTCAAGAGAGAACTGTATCTAGAGTTCCATTGATTGAAGCACTTCGCAATGACATAGCAAAACAACGTGTTGTTAATAAATTAGAACTTAACAAATTAGATAAAAGCACTAGAGATACTCGTCTTGGTAAAGCAATGCAGACGCTATATCAACGTAATGGTCTAGGTGTATTAGTACGTAAAATTGACCGCTGGACAGATGATGCACCTCACAGTACAATTAACTTTAATGATGCTATTCAGAGTTCATCTAGAGTTAGGACAACAATACGCGCTGGCGTAGTTGCAAAAGTTGTAGCCCCAGAAGAAGGCTTAAAATTTTATAATGATTTTACAATGGCACGTACTGAAGGACAAAAATTAGAACTAATTAATGGTCTGACAGATACAATTTTTAGTCGAATTGCGGATAAGTATGGAGTGCCAGTAGCAATTAAAGATGTTGTTCTTGCTGAATATTCTAAAATTATAAAAGATAACACCAATAAAGCAAAAAGTGCTAGTTCTGAAAATAGAGCATATATGAAGGACGAGAACGGTGATATCGTTCAAGACCCTCAACTTATATCTCAACTAGCAAATGGTGGATATCTTCCTCCTGTTGAATTTATTGATAAAGCATTCAAGCGTTATTCAAAGAAGTTTGGTGCTGAAGCCAAGTTGCCAATTAACACTGCTGTTCTAGGTAAAGCGGTAATTGATGAGTTTCAATCAATTTGGCGTTTATTAACTCTTGCTCGCACAGGATTCCCAATTAACATTATGCGTGACTCTACGTTGCGTACCTGGGCCGACGGAGCCATGTTCTATACACTTAAAGAACTAGGTAAAGACACATTAGATGATATAACAAGTCTTAATACTAGCGTTGGTAAAATTAAACGCTGGGGCAAAGGCATGGTTGATAAAAATGCTAATATGGCTAACATCCGTCAACAAATTAAAATTCGTGAAGATGCGGTTGGGGCAGCAAAATTATCTTTAAAACGCGCTGATTACGACCCTGCTAACCCACCTAAAGAGATATCTCCAGAGATTCAAAAAACACTTAGTTATATTGATGATATAAATAAGACAATTAATGAATTGCGTCGCCAAGAAAGTTCTTTAGTCAAAAATATACCTTCAAAAGTTATTGGCCGTGATAAAGTAAATATTGATGGATATGATTTTCCAGCACCTTTCTCAGGTCGCTTTGGAGAATTAAGCAAGTCTAAGATTCAAGGTAAAAGCGATATTAGAGGATTGCTTGCATCCACTCGTGAACTAGAATTATCTAATGTT